AATGTAATTCTTGAATGAAATATAGCCTTGTATATTATAACGAGATTTAATTGCACGATCCACTTTTCGTATGATTTCTTTGCGCCGTTCAGACTCGTATTTCTTTTTTGTAACATCAGCCTTTGTTTCATCGAATGTTTTTTCCTTGTTATTATATGTATCTGTAATATATAAATATGTATTTCCAGTACATCCTCTAGCAGTATTTGGTTCATCCATTGATTTTCCAAGTTCTAAGTTCTCAGGATCAAAAATTGTACGAACAAAGCCTGATTGAATATTGGGTGGTGCTACAATAAGCACTTTATCGGATGGATATTGTTCTAAATAGCCTTCTGCAATACTAATGGCAGCACATGTCTTTCCAACACCTACACCGTGATAGAGGAGCGCAGATTTATACGGTGTTTGAGGAGAAAGAAGACGAGAGACAAATCGCTGAACTGCAGTGAGCTCAAATTCACGTTCAGGATCACATAGATCTAATTCTTTATTTTTCTTTGTTTTCTCAAGTTGTGAGAAAATACTTTCCTGCTTGAGTTCGGCAAATTCTCGCTTTCCTAGAAGTTTATTCAAGAATTCAGGATCATCAACATCAGGATATAATCCTCCAGTATCATCATCCTCATTTACTACAGTTTTAGGGAAAACACGACCCTTCATTTTTGTTATGAGTTTATTACGTTCTTCAAAATATGCTTTAATTTTTTCAGGGTCTTCTATATTTAAATCAACGCCTTCAGATTTCCATTCATTGATTAATTGTTGAGCTTCTTCGCGACCAAGAGGACCTTTTACTTCTTTTACTTCTTTTACTTCTTTTACAACTTCAGCAACTGGAGCAGCTGGAGCAGCTGCAACAACTTCGGTAGGAGCTTCGGCCTCTAAAGAAGGTGGTTCTGCTTCTGCAGCAACTGGAGCTTCGACCTCTAAAGAAGGTGGTTCTGCTTCTGCAGCAACTGCAGCAACTGCAGCTTTGGCCTCTAAAGAAGGTGGTTCTGCTGCAGCAACTTCTTCAGCTCTTACTGCAGGTGTTGCAGTTTCTCTTCTCTTTGCCTCCCTTTCTGCTTCTTCTTGTGCTAATCTTTCACTTTTAGTCTGTTCTTCATTTTCTGGTCCTGGCACAACTATAGGAGGTGGTTGAACTCGCTTTACTCGTTGAATTGATCCTCTTTCAATTACAGGCTTTGAAGGGGGTTTAGGAGCTGCTGCAACTTCAGGAAGAGGAGCTGCTGCAACTTCAGGAAGTGGCTGAACTCGCTTTACTCGTTGAATTGATCCTCTTTCAATTACAGGCTTTGAAGGGGGTTTAGGAGCTGCTGCAGCTTCAGGAAGAGGAGCTGCTGCAACTTCAGGAAGAGGAGCTGCTGCAACTTCAGGAAGAGGAGCTTCTTGTGAATTTGCTAGATTAGTTGAAACTTCAGATAAATCACTTGTTTCACCTGACATTTCCCTACTCTATACTCTTCAAAACAAACGGACAAAAGTTCCGAAGAAGTGTATTGGCCCGATAGAGAACCTCACGTTTCTCCACATTTTCTTTTCGGATTCTTTCAATTGCATCTTCAAATGAAAACCATCCTAAATTTCCAATTTCACGTCGCATATGCTCATTCGTAGGATCATATTCAACTTTAATTTTATCAGAAATAAAGACAATACGATATTTATGACAATAATGAATATTATTCGTCCCAAAAAAAGTTTCTTGCAGAGGTTCTAGATTTTCTACAACAGTTACATCTTCAGGCCGAATTCCTGTCTCTTCTTCCATTTCTCGCAAACAGGTTGTCCGTTCTGTTTCATACGGATCACGACGACCCTTCGGAAAACCCCATTCAGGTGTTTCCCAACCGGGACCAAGTCTATCAAGTATTTCTTTGATAGATTCCTGCTTATTTGTGACAGGATCTACGAGTCCTTTGCTTATGAGTGTTTCAAACTTAATTTTACTGTTTTCCTTTTCCGCCTTGTATTGAAAATTGGAATGATCAAGACCCCATAATTCATCCCAGAGTTGCTGAAATGGCAACGTCAAAATTCGCTCGCGTTCTCTTTTTGTCAGACCTGAAAGTTGCCGAACAATATACTCATATTCATTTAATTTATATTTTCCTCTCATAACTTCTACAAATCCTAGACTATCGCGACGCTGAATTAATAGAAACTCTACAGGTCCAGAATTCTCAAGTCCAGTAATTGCTGTTTCCGACTCTGTAAGAACTCTTGAAGGATTCCATGACCCTTTTTCATTTGGTTTAACTCTAAACACAATAACTCCGTGACTTGTAACTGGTGCAACGCACTGTTTGTAAATATGTCCAACAAATCCACAGTTTGTACATAAAACTGGAGTTTTATTGACAATTTTTCTTGTTTTTGTAGAATTCATACAATCCCCTTAATTACGCTACTGTAAAAAGCCCTTAGACCCCGCGGAAGACAAATCATTTCACATATGAGATCTGTCAATAGATAGAATGCATCTTCCTCCAACTGTCTGGGGACCCTTCTTTTGGCATACGATTCATATAACTGCGCTTGGATATTCAGATAAACCATCCTATGCTCAAAAAAAGGCTGCAAAAGAATTCTATGAAAGCCTGGCCATTTTAATTCCCTGTCCCATCTGTCGCGAACATTTTTCAAAGCATCTTGAAACCTATCCTCTTACACCTCACTTAGATCGTCGTAAAGATCTCTTCAAATGGACGGTTGTACTGCACAACGAAGTCAATAAATCACTTAATAAACCCCTCTTTGAAGAGCATGAAGTTATTAAATACTATACGCGTCTAGGCGCACGTGGTCGCAGTCCAGTAATTAATCATACCGATTTTGAAGAATCTGATACAAAGTCTTTTCTAAAAGGTGTTGCTTCTGCAACTGCAGCAATTGGAGTTACAGGTGGCCTCATCTATCTTTTATCCAAGTCCTAATAAGATAAGGGCTATGGAAGTAATCAATCAATTAAAAGATAAAATTTATCCTCCAGAAATCTATGAAGGTCTGCAAATTCCTTCCCGACCTACAAAAGTCCCTAAAATAAAAGCAAAAGAGATCACTGTAAAAGCATCAATGACAGATGAGGAAATCAAGGCCCGCCAAGGAACCTATTTTACTGAAAAAGATGTTGATACTATTTTTAAAGAAGATGTTGATGTCTATCATGAAGACCCAGAAGGAAATAGGAAACTTCTTGCAAAATTCAGAAAAAATGTCTTTACTCCTGATGAAATTAAACTTGGTTGGGAAGGCTTCTATGAAACTGCAGCAACAAGTCGTAATCGAGGAGCGGCTGCAGGGCCTATTGCTCTCAGTGGGCAATACTGGAAAAAGAGAAAGCCGATTGAAACCAGTAAATGGTCAACACGATACATGCACAAGGGAAAACTTAGTAAAATGCGCGTAAATAATCTTGTAATGAGCAGTGTCTTGGGATATTTTGAGAGAACACCATTTATGGGACTTCCGTGTCGCTTAACAAGTTATACACAGAGATATTTCAAACAGTACAGTCATGGTCTTCCATTCATAAAAGCAATTGATAATAAATTCAAGAAACTTGTACCCGATGCTCATAAGCTACAATATCAAAGAGCAAGTCAAAAGCCGTTGTATCGTGTAGGTGATACTGCATTCTCATCAATTACTCTAAATCGCAACTTCCGTACGGCGCTTCATATGGATGATGGAGATTTTCGCGAGGGGTTTGGTAATTTAAGTGTAATTGAACGTGGTGAATATGATGGCGCATATACACTTTTTCCGAGATATCGTGTTGGATTTGATGTGCGTACAGGTGATTTCTTGGCCATGGATGTACATGAATGGCACTGCAATACAGAAATTACAGAAACGGCTGCACAGGCCAAGAAAAATAAAACACTTCCAGATATTTATAAAGACGATCCTACGACAGGTTCGCTTGGTTCAAATAAACCATACACCCGAATTTCATTTGTCTGTTATCTTCGTGAAAAGTTAGTTGGCTGCAAGGAATCTGAGACAAAGAAATATTATAGTCGCATTGATTTTGATCCGATTAAGGGACCTTTAAAGACGGAAGGAAAAGGTAAAAGAGTAACTCGAAAAATCAAAATATCTCATGTTGAGTAGTCAGAATGGGTGATTATGAAGCAAGGCTTAGAAATATATTAAAGGGGTCATCTGGATCCTATGGATCATCCTTTGGAAGAGTGAGTCCAGGTTTTTCTTTTCCAACGATAAACAGCATTAGTTATCTTACAGCCGATTCAGGTAGTACATTTGGTACTATATTTAAGGGAATTTTATTCTTTCTTTTATTACTTTTTATTATACTTGCAATTCTAATCGCAGTTCACTATACAATAACCCCTATTTTTAATTTTGGAGATAATCCAAAAGCAATTATAACAGTTGGAAATAATTCTGGATGGCAGAGTTTCTGGCCTGGTCCAAAGACTGCAAGTGATCTGTCTGCACCTGGATTAAATATTCCTGCTTATAATTATTCCTTTACAATTGATGCACAAATCTTAAAAGATACAGGATCTACATTAAATCGCCCTTTTGTTATTTTCTATAGAGGAACAAAAGATCATTCTGAGGCAACAACACAAGCTGGATTAGATATAAATGTGTTAAATGCAAAGATCGCCTTAAATACAAATACTGTTAATACTGAAATAGCTAAGCTACAGAGCTATATTGCTGCAAATTCAGTAACTTCCGCAGTTATAGATCAAGTAAATACATATATTGGTATATATCCGATTGATTCTGTTTCAATGAAGACGGCCCCAGCACCTTTAACAGCTAGTTCAGTAACAGGAATAAATGCAGGTTCTATAAATATATCTTTAACTAATCTATATACTGCACGCAGCACGATTTATGATGCATATACTACTATTAGAACTGAAAGTCAAACATTTGATAGTAATTCAGGTCTTACATTTGGACTTAAAAATGGATCTACAGTGCCTACATATCCACTTATTGTTGCCTATGATCCTCTACAGGGTAAAATAGTTGTTTATATAAAAACATCAGCTGATGGTACAAATGAGCATTTATTAACAGTATCCGCAGATGCAATTCCGCAAAATGTATATCGTATTGGTGTAGTTGTAAGTGATACTTTGATTGAACTCTATATAAATGGGCAATGGATAAATACAACCGTGTTTGGAGCAAATGGAACTCCTGTAGCAGATCCAACTGATGCATTTTTTAATAATCCGAGTACAGACTCCACATTTGTCCAAAGTAGAAATTTATATATTGTAAATCGCGTAGTAAGTTCCGGTGCGATGCAAGTACAGGGAGGCCCCGCAAGTTGGGAAGATTTTAAATACTTTTAGATTAATAGTAAATGTGGGCACTTGTTCTTATTGCATTTTCAGTCCTACTCTTAACACTTGCGATACTCTCCTATTTTCCAAAACTATACACCGACGGTATATATTTCTTGAAAAATGAAAATAATATACTAAATGATTCAGCTGTATCAATTTTAGATCTTGCAAATGATTCAGAACATAAGAAACAGCTAACGACTGCAAACTACCCCAATTTATCCAAAATGTTTGAGGCTGCAGGGAATACACGATTTACTGCACTTATGTTCTATAATATAGATTCACTTCCGCGTACAGGATCCATTGAAGGCTGTCAAGAACCTTCTATTAATACAAATAATAAGTTTGATTGCGTGAAGACCGAGTTTCCAATCTGCACTCTAAGTGCTAGTCAGACCTGCCAACATACAGGGTTTGTTAAATTATTTAATTTATTCAGTGATAGTTTATATGTTGAACTTTTACAGGCTCCTGATGCAGGTCGGCCCGGTCTTCCTAAGACTCAGCTATGTATAAGAACACAAGATGGAACTACAACTCCAACATATTACATAGAAACATTTCCTCTTCCACCATTTCCTCTACAGAAATGGACAATGCTAACAATTTCAAGAAAAGGAAATTCACTCAAGGTCTATTACAATACTGCGGTTGTAGCAAGTGTTAAGACAACAAAAACAATTAGTCTAAATTCTGCCGCAGCAACACTTTCACTTGGAGATCCGAGTATCCAAGGAAAAGCGCAATATCTATGGATGCCGTTTGGAACTAAAGAAATTACAGAAATTACACAATATTACAATTCATTAACGGATACAAATGGTGCACCGATTCAAACATCAATTGGATATCCAACTAATTTTTCTCTATGTCCTTCCGGTAATTGTTTGAATGGCCCACAAGTTCGCCCAGCTAATCCTCTTGTTAATTGGAATTTTGAATATAGTTAAGTAGAATAGAATGAACGCTGCACCGTCTTCATCTGGTGGATATGGAAATACAGGGCGTGCCCTAGGAGGACTTGCTGTACTCATTGTTGCAGGTGTATTATTGTATTACTTATATGATTATATGTTTACTGCAAATAATATCAAAAAACAGGCGATCATTATTCCGAGTCCTATAAGTGCTCAGAGACCTACTGATATTGATGTAAGCAAGGTAGATCTATCCAGCCAGTTATACACAGGAGGCACAATGACGTTAAGTTTCTGGATTTATGTGACTGGTCTTGGATCAGGTGGTTCTGCAAGCAAGAAGCATATTGTGAGTATTGGTGCAAGTGATGGAAAAACAAATACTGAGCAACCTACGCTTATGGTCTATCTTGGTGGAGGTACAAATACTCTCTATGTAAAGGTAAATGATACCACAACAAGTTACGATTATTCTTCAATTATGAGCAACCCTGGTACAACTCAAGATAATACAGATAAATGCAATATACAGAATTTTGAATTTGGACGTTGGGTCAATGTCACTGTTGTATTAAATAATAATGTATGCGATACATACATTGACGGTAAATTATCTAGATCTTGTGTATTAAAAGGACAGTTTGTAGTTAGTGGAAAAACAAAGGTATTTATTCTCAATCAACTAGCTGGATCAGTGCGCACAGATTTTAACGGATCTCTTTCAAATATGGTGTTCTATAATTATGCCCTTGCTCCGGATGATATTTACCGTATTTATATGACTGGGCCTTCCGGTGCAAATACGGATCTATTGACATGGGTTAAGTCATTCTTTGGTACACTTACAGCTACAACTGCAAATACGGCGGGTGCGGCCGCGGCTGCTACTTAATTGAATAAAAGGCAGAAATCATCCAAAACTAAATCGTGATAAGATTTAGATTTAGATGTCGTCCTTCAACTCTTCAGTAGCAATCGGATATTTATCCGCTGTAGGATTTGGTCCTGAACTCGTAATTGGACTTATTTTTACTGCTCTTATTTTTGCAGTTATGTTTAGTCTTCAAACCTTCTTCAAGCTTCTTGCAACCTATTCTACGGCAAAAGTAACTCTCATTGAAAATACAGTGACATCGGATAATGCAATTGTACTTACACAGGATCCTTCTGATACTAAAAGTAAATTGATTATTCCGTCAGACAATCAACTAACAGGTGTTGAATTCACGTATGCATTCTATTTACTTGTAAATTCTAGCACATTTAATTCTGATAATACAGATGATACTCTCAGACAAGTATTCTACAAGGGATATTCTAAACCTTTCCCTCTCATAGGCCCTGGTGTCTTTATTTTTGAGAAAACAAACACAATGCGTGTGTTTATGAATTCATACCAGACATGGTATTCATATATAGATATTCCCAATATTCCGACTGGAAAATGGTTTCATACGGCTCTTGTTTTCCGAGCAAATAACTTGGAGGTCTATATCAACGGCAATTTAACTGCACGTGTTCCAATGGATAAGACATATCCTTACCAGAATTCACAGAACTTAATCATTTTTGGAAATACTACTACATCTACGCCGAGTGGGACATCATATACTAGACTTGATGGAACAACTGGAACGCATACAATTGGTAAAAGTATAAGTGGCCAGATCAGTCGTTTCTACTATTATGGATATGCACTCTCTTTTAGTGAAATTCAAGCTCTCACTGCATTTGGTGCATCTTCTACAATTGATACACCTTCACAAGCCATGAACTCAATTTCATTGACTGATACTTGGTACACTGCTGGGCAGTAAGGACTGCTGGGCAGTAAGGACTGCTGGGCAGTAAGGACTGCAGGCCAGTAAGGACTGCAGGCCAGTAAATACGCCTAAGGCGGATATAAGAATAATAGATATTTGGAACAGGTAAATGACAGGAGGGGGACTTTTTATCCTTGTAGCCTACGGCTCTCAAAATGTCATTCTAAGTGGAAATCCACAAATGACCTATTTTTATAAGGTTTTTCGTAGATATTCTCATTTCTCGATGGAGAATGTAATCCAGCAAATGGATGGACCTGATGAATTATTCTTTGACCAGAATATTCAAGTTCGCAGTAAAATCCAACGTATTGGTGATTTAATGAGCGACATGTATTTTACATTTCGTCTTCCTGATATTTATAGTAAATATACTTCAACGAGACCAGGTGTCCCTAAATATCAATATGAATTTGCCTGGACACGATACATTGGTGCTGCAATTATAAACAACGTAGCCTTTTTCATCGGTGGGCAAAAGATCCAGGAATTTGATGGAACCTATTTGCTCTCAAAAGCTCTTGTTGATTATCCAACTGAAAAATACAACAAATGGCGCATCTTAGTTGGCGATGTTCCTGAATTATCAGATCCAGGCAATGGTGTCTATGCAGGTGGCTCAACACAGACAGGATATCCTACTGTAATTAAGGATTCTGCACGTGATACAGGTGCGCAAATTAATCGTCCTTCTATTTTTGGACAACTCATTCACGTACCCTTGCCCTTTTGGTTTGCAGAGAATGAAGGAAGTTCATTACCTCTCGTAGGTCTCCAGTACCATGATTGTGAAGTACAGATTAAATTAAATAGTATTAATCAACTCTATACAGTTCTTGATGCCTCTGGATATCGCGTGCGGCCTGGTGTTCAAACTCTCGCCCCTCAAGTTGCAATTAATAGCAATAATCCTGAATATGCAACAGTAAATGATTTAAGCGGAGAACTCCGATCCTTTTTAACAGATATCGGAAGTTTTACACCTGCATTGAATACATGGTCTCTTCAGCCATCAATTCAATGTACGTATGTGTATTTACCTGAAGAAGAACGAAGTGTATTTGCATCAACACCACTATCGTATCTTGTTCATCAAGTGACACCCTATAATTTTCCAACTCTCTTTAATCGGCAACTTCTAGATATAGAAGTTCATAATCCTATTGAACGTCTATTGTATGTAACTCGTCGATCAGATACTCTACAATATAGAAATGCCTTTGAGAATTTTACAAATTGGTTTAATTATCCCGATGCTCCGTACTTGCCTCCTGGAGGGGCAACAGCTCTCACAGCAGCTGCCTATTCATCTGGAACTCTACTTCCTAATGCACAACTTGGTATTCTGCAGAGCCTACGAATTCTCTGTGATGGTAATGAAATCCAAGAAGAAAAGCCAGTGGATTTCTTTACAAAGATCACACCCTTCCGTTATACAAGTGGAAACGCAAATACAAATATTCCTGTTTATACATTTTCTCTTACGAGCCCTGGAACTCAGCCTGCAGGATCTATTAATGCAAGTCGGATCCGTGTATTCCAAACAGAAATTAATCCATTTCCTCTGCCGATCGGAACAAATTATGTCTATGATTTGACAATTTATGTAGAAAATATAAATTTCCTAGAAATTACTGGAGGTATGGGTGGTCTCAAATATGCTCTGTAGTCTTGGTCTTAGCTCGTGTCTTGTCGCGGAGTCGTATTTCCATAAATCCGCTCTTTCTGTGAGGATTGACTGCAACGTAATCAGGATATCTTTTGATTAATTCTTTTACAGCCTTCTCTTGATTTTCCTTGGTCCGATTTAATTGCATTCCACCAGGAGTTTTATAATAGGCCGTTTGCGGAGAAACAAAATTAAGACGAACAACCTTTTTGTCCTTACTGTAAAATAAGAGTGTCCTCAGATAGTCTTCTTTTTCAGAAAAGTCTAAAGTAACTTCCTTTCCCGGGTTCCTTTGTCCCCAGAAACTTCCAACAATTAAACGTAGATCTGTCGTGACTGTATTTTTCATAAAAAATCCATTCGCACTTGGATAAACTCCCCAGAGACGCGCACCGGCTGCATCTGCCTCTTTGAATCCACGCTCAATAAGACCTTTAAGACTTTTCAATGGCACTTCTTTTCTTTTTGCAGTTTCTGAGAATTCAATAAATCCACGAATATCATCATCTGCACTTACGATCTTTTTCCCTATAGGAAAATATTGATTAATTACATTTCGTGCATTATGAAGTCCTTTTTCAGCAACAATAATTTTATTATAAGAGCCTGGATCGAGTGCAGCTTTATAGGCCTCTTTTTCAGATTCGTCTGCAACAAAGATATAAATTCGCCGAGGTTCAATACCATAGTGCTTTAGAATGGATAATGTCTTTTCTTTGAGGATTTCAGTCCGTTTATAGGAAGGAATTGCAATTACCCAATCATTACTGGGCTTTTTGAGTTTTCTTGTTTTAGAGACCATCCTTTGAAGTTCGTTCCTACTAATAACTTCTATTTCCTGTCCGTCTATAGATAGATGGGTGCTACAATCAGTAAAACATCTGAAAGAATTCTCGGAAAGCTTACATATGATCCTGAATATGAAAAAGCATCCGCAGCTTCAAAAAAAGAAGCAAGGGAAGTTCGCACTGATTTCTTAGAAGCGATTCGTGTTGAAAAGAAGAGATTACGTGATCAAATCAAGGATAATCAATTAACATCTATTGGATCTACACTTATTACTGCAGCACTACAAGAAATTTCTACATATTTGGATACGAATAAAGATGCATCACCCGATGAACTTCTTGATAAGAAAGTGGAAATAAGTGAAAAGATAGAACAACTCTATCAAGATGATCAACCTAGAATATATTTTACAAGTATTCTAAGTACATTTACATCTCAGGCAGAA